GCGTGCCGTATGAAAAGAGCCGGATCGGCGCGTCACCATTCATCGTAGGCCTCCTTGCGGTCGCGGCTGTCTTAGATGGCCGGAAGCGCTTCCGCAAATTGACTTCGGACGGGCGAGGGCACAAAGATGCGCCCACTCCGAGGGGTGTGATCCGGATGCGCCTTGCATGGCGTCCGGGACGCTGAGATGGCGCGAGCCGAACCCTTGAACCTGATCCGGATCATGCCGGCGTAGGAACGGGAATGGGCCTTCTCAAGAACGTCGCGAGCGGCATCCTCGCCGTGGTCGCCATATGGCAGGCGGCGGTCTGGCTCCTGGCGCCGCCGGTGTTCATGCTTCCCCCGCCGCTCGATGTCGCGGCGGTCTTCCTGGAGCGGCCGGACTATCTTCTGCGCCATGCCGGCGTGACGCTGGTGGAGATCGCTCTCGGCCTTACCTTCGGAGTGGGTCTTGGCGTGGCGACTGGCCTTCTTCTGATGCGGTTGCCGCGCCTTGGTCGCGCGATCTGGCCGCTGATGCTGGTGTTCCAGACCCTGCCGGTCTTTGCCATCGCGCCGCTGCTGGTGGTCTGGTTCGGCTTCGGCCTCGCCTCCAAGGTGGTGATGGCGACGCTGATCATCTTCTTTCCCGTGGCCTCCGCCTTCACCGACGGGCTGCGGCGCACGGGCTCCGACCTCATCGACGCGGCGGCGCTCGCCGGGGCCGCGCCGCCTCAGATGCTCTGGCGCATCCGGGCGCCGCTGGCGCTGCCGGGGCTCGTCACCGGCCTCCGGGTGGCGGCCGCGCTGGCGCCGCTCGGCGCGGTGGTGGGCGAATGGGTCGGGGCCTCCGCCGGGCTTGGCTTCGTCATGCTGCAGGCCAATGCGCGGATGCAGACCGATGTAATGTTCGCGGCGCTGGCGGTGCTGGCCGTCATGACGCTCATCCTGCGCTATTCCATCGACAGCCTCGCGGCCCGACTTACTCCCTGGGCACCCGAGGGCTAACCATGAACCTCCCGATCTCCACAGGACGATAATCCATGACCGGACGGCTTCTTCGCTCTCTCGCCATCGGCCTCGCGCTAGCGCTGGCCACCTCTCCCGCCCGGGCGGCCGAGAAACTGACCGTGCTCCTGGAATGGTTCGTCAACCCGGACCATGCGCCCATGGTGGTGGCCGAGGAACTGGGCCTGTTCAAGCGGGAAGGGCTCGAGGTGGAGCTGGTGCCGGCAAGCGATCCGTCCGCGCCGCCACGGCTGATCGCGGCCAAGCAGGGCGACATCGCCATCCACTACCAGCCCAACCTCTATCTTGATGTCGCTGCGGGCCTGCCGCTCACGCGCTTCGGCACCCTGGTGGAGACGCCGCTCAACACGGTGACCGTGCTGAGGGACGGTCCGATCAAGAGCCTCGCCGACCTCAAGGGCAAGAAGATCGGCTTCTCCGTCTCCGGGTTCGAGGACGCCATGCTGGGCAGGATGCTGGCCTCCGTCGGGCTCACCACCAGCGACGTTGAACTGATCAACGTCAATTTCTCGCTCTCGCCCTCGCTGATCGCGGGGCAGGTGGACGCGACCGTAGGCGGCTTCCGCAACTTCGAGCTGACCCAGATGCGTCTCAAGGGTCATGAGGGCCGCGCCTTCTTCCCCGAGGAGCACGGCGTGCCCGCCTATGACGAGTTGATCTACGTAACCCACAGGGACATGACAGCGGACCCGCGACTGCCGCGCTTCCTCAAGGCGGTGGAAGAAGCGGCCATCTACATCACCAACCATCCGGATGAGGCTTGGGCGCTGTTCATCAAGAGCCACAAGGACCTCGACGACGAACTCAACCGGCAGGCCTTCACCGATACGCTGCCACGCTTCGCCAAGCGTCCGGCGGCGCTGGATGCGGGACGCTATACGAGGTTCGGCACCTTCATGAAGGAGCAGGGGCTGATCAAGGAGGTGCCGGAGCTGGCGGCCTATACGACGGTGGTCGGGAACTAAGGGATGTCGGGGCGGTGCCACTCGATAGTGGTGCCGCCCAAAAACAGGGTTGACAAACCGTGAACATCCGGTATGATATGTCCATAATTTGATTATCCAGAGTTGCGCCCGGGTGGCGCTTTTTTTGTGTCCGGATGTCTGCGTTATCCCGGCATTGAGCCGGGATTCATGACCACCGTCTCGGCATGTCTACCCGGCGCTGGCGGCACCTGGCCCCACCACGAACGCGGATCTTCGCTTCGCTACGTCCGGGATGACGGATGCGGCTGCGATCCTCACCCGACCACGTCGGTTTCCGGTCGGTCGCGGCCATCGGCAGTTTCGGTCTTCCAGCGGCCCTGTTCGTCCTGATACTCGATGGGCTCGGTCTCGCCGGGACGGAGCTGTTCCTTGGCGGCGATCTCGGCTGCTTCCTGGGCGCTGTCGTGATCGGGGTAAGTCTCGGAAAAGACGTCACCGACCTTGTAGGCCCAGCCGCCATCGTGCTGCACCACTTCGTAGACGAGTTTCGTCATCGCTGCGTCCTCCTCGCGCGTTCCCCCATCACCTAAACGGTGCCCGGTGGAACGATGTTCCGAGGCCGGCGCGCCATCCGGATAGGCAATCCCGAACGACCGCTTCGAAGAGCGGCTTCCGGCGGCGACGCTGAAAAAGGAGGAGCCATGGCTCGCGCCGCAGGCCGCACCACGGCAAAGCGCAAACCAACACGCCGAAAACCTGCGCCGAACAGGGCCGCGTCGGCGGAGGCCGCACCCATTGAGGTGATGCTGCACACCATGCGCTTTGCCCATGAACAGGCCGGCGCACTGCTCGCCCGCATCGTGGAGGAGGCCGGCGGGGAGGGGACGGCCAAGATCGATCTCTTCAAGGAGATGGTGCGCTTCCGCGCCATGGCCCATGACGCGGCGAAGGACGTCGCGCCCTACATCCATCCGCGCCTCGCCACGGTCCAGCACTCCGGCGACATGGTGCTGCACCACGAGGACGCGCTCGGTGAGCTTGAATGAACGGGAAAGGGCGATCCGCCAGCGGTTGAAGGACGATTTCGCCCACTATGCGGCGCGCTGCCTGAAGATCCGCACCAAATCCGGCGCCATCGAACCGCTGATCCTCAATGCCGCGCAGGCCCATCTGCATGAGCGGCTGGAGCGGCAGCGCGCCGAAACCGGCAAGGTGCGGGCGCTGGTGCTGAAAGGCCGCCAGCAGGGCGTCTCGACCTACATCGGCGCGCGCTACTACTGGCGCGCAACGCATATGAAAGGCGCGCGGGTCTTCATCCTGACGCATGAGCAGGACGCCACCGCCAACCTTTTCGGCATGGTGGAGCGTTACCACGGTCACTGCCCCGCCCTGGTCAAGCCCGAGACCGGCGCGGCCAATGCGCGGGAGCTGTCATTCGCGCGGCTCGACAGCGGCTATGCGGTCGGCACCGCCGGGGCGCGGGCGGTGGGGCGGTCGCAGACCGTGCAGCTGTTCCACGGCTCCGAAGTCGCCTTCTGGCCCAATGCCGCGGCGCACTTCGCCGGCGTGGTGCAGGCGATCCCCGATCTTGCCGGCACCGAGGTGATTTTGGAATCCACCGCCAATGGGATAGGCGGCGCCTTTCATGAAAGATGGCAGCAGGCCGAAGCCGGCATCGGCGACTATGAGGCCGTCTTCATCCCCTGGTTCTGGCAGGACGAATACCGTCGCCCGGTGCCCGCGGGCTTCGAGCTGACCGAGGAGGAGGCGGCCTATGCCGAGGCCCACGGCCTCGGTCTTGGCCAAATGGTCTGGCGGCGGGCAAAGGTGGCGGAGCTGAAGGACGAGACACTGTTCCGGCAGGAATATCCGGCAAGCGCGGCGGAGGCCTTCCAGATGACCGGACATGACAGCTTCATCAAGGCGGAAGCGGTGCTGCGGGCGCGGAAAGCCACATGCGAGGCGATCGGCCCGCTGGTGGTGGGCGCCGATCCCGCCCGCTTCGGCGACGACCGCTTCTCGCTGGCCTGGCGGCAGGGCAGGAAGCTCATCAAGACCGAAAGCCGCGCCAAGCTCGACGTGGTGGCGGGCGCGAACTGGATCAAGCAGGTGATCGACGCTGACCGGCCGGCCCGGGTCTTCATCGACGTCGGCGGCGTCGGCGCGGGCGTGGTCGATGTGCTCATGAGCTGGGGCGGGATCTATGCCGCCTCCGTGACCGCCATCAATTTCGGCGGCGAGCCGCAGGAACCGATGGAATTCCTCGCCGACGGCGAGCGCCGCCCGGGCGCCAGAAACCGTCGGGCGGAGATGTGGAAGCGCTCGCGCGACTGGCTGGACGAGCCGGGCGGTGCCGACATCCCCGACCTCGACCGCCTGCAGGCCGATGCCTGCGGGCCCGGCTATTCCTACGACGCCAACCAGCGACTGCTGCTGGAGGCGAAAGACAAGATGCGGGCGCGGGGGCTGCGATCGCCGGACGAATGGGACGCGGTGGCGTTGACCTTCGCCGAGCCAGTCGCGCCCCCGCGCGAGCGGGTGGCCCTGGCCGCGCGGCGGGTCGGGGGCTGGATGGGCGGCTGAATCTGACTGTGAGGCGTCCGCAGCAAGTGACGGACACGACTCGCGTTTCACGAGATCAAAATGGAAACCCCATGACCGATACCACGGGCGACGGCATCGTCGCGACGGCGCTGAAGCGCTGGGCTGAGGCCTATGAGCATGAGCGCGACAACATCGACGCGGCCTATGAGGACCTGCGCTTTCGCGCCGCCCGCACGCCCGCCGACCAATGGGGCGATGAGGCGCTGAAGGCGCGCGAGGCGCAGAACCGGCCGGTGCTTATGATCAACCGGCTGCCGCAGTTCCTGCGCCAGGTGACGGGCGACATCCGGATGATGCGACCCGCCATCAAAGTCGTGCCGGTGGACGACCGCGGCGACCCGGACACCGCCGAGGTGATCGCCGGCATGATCCGCTATGTGGAGAACCGCTCGGACGCGCAGTCGGCCTATTTCGTGGGAGCCGACAGCCAGGTCGCGTGTGGTATCGGCCATTGGCGCGTCGTGTCCGAGTATGCCGACGAGAGCACCTTCAACCAGGAACTCCGCATCGTCGGCATCGAGGACGGCGTCTCGGTGCTCTGGGACCCGGACGCCATCCTGCCGACGCGGGAAGACGCCAGATGGTGCATTGTCCCGGTGGACATGAGCCGGGCGAGCTTCAAGGAGCGCTTCCCCGACGCCAAGGCGGAGAGCTTCGGCGACGAGCATCTGGCCGAGGGCTGGGCCGGCGACGATTTCGTGCGCGTCGCGGAATACTGGGTGAAGCAGAAGCTGACCCGCACGCTGGCACTGATGCCGAACGGCGCGGTGGACGATCTCACCGGGCTGGACGAGGGCGAACTGGAGCTTGCCCGCGCCTATGCCGCCGAGATCGGGGCGCGCATCGAGGAGCGGCCGGGCACCAAGGTGGTGCGCTACCTCATCACCGCCGCCGAGGTGCTGGAGGGACCGACCGACTGGCCGGGCCGCCATATCCCCGTGGTGCCGGTGATCGGCGAGGAGGTGCGCGTCGGCCGGCACCGCTACCGCCACGGCTGCGTGCGCTATGCCAAGGATTCGCAGCGCGCCTACAACTACTACGCCTCGGCGCAGACCGAGATCGTGGCGCTGCAGCCCAAGGCGCCGTTCCTCGTCACCGAGAAGAACGTCAAGCTCTATGAGCCGGAATGGCAGGGCGCCAACAATTCCAACACCGCCTATCTGCCCTATACGCCGGACCCCGCCAATGGCGGCGCGCCACCCTCGCGGGTGACGCCGCCGGTGTCCTCGCAGGGGCTGACGGAGGGCCTGCTGCGCGCCGCTGACGACATGAAGGCGGTGATCGGCATCTATGACGCCTCGCTGGGCATGCGGTCCAACGAGACCTCGGGCCGGGCGATCCATGCCCGCCAGCGCGAGGGCGACATCGGCACCTATCTCTACATCGACAACTTTGCCCGCGCGGTGCGCCACACCGGGGCGATCCTCGTGGACCTGATCCCGAAAATCTACGACAGCCAGCGCACGGTCCGTGTCCTGGGCGAGGATGGCAAGGTCGACCTCGTGAAGATCAACCAGCCCGATGGACTGGCCGATCCGGACGGAGGGGGCGCGGCCTATCGCAACGATGTGACGGTGGGCGCCTATGACGTCGTGCTGCAGATGGGCCCGAGCTATTCCACCCGCCGGGAGGAAGCCCGCGACGGCATGACGAGCTTCATCCAGGCCGCGCCTCAGGTGGCGCCTCTGGTCATGGACCTCTACGCGCAGTCGCAGGACTGGCCGAACGCCGAGAAGATCGGCAAGCGCCTGAAGCACGGATTGCCGCCTCAGGTCCAGGCCGAAGAGGCGCAGGAGTCGGGTGACCCGAAGGAGATGCAGCGCGTCATGGCGCTGATGCAGCCGAACGGCGGTCAGCCGGACCCGGCGCAACAGGCCATGGCGCTGCAGGGCCAGATCGCGCTCCAGAAGGCCCAGCTGGAGATCGCCACGCGCCAGCAGGATCTGCAGCAGAAACAGGCCCTGGCCGAGGTGGAACTGGAACTGAAGCGGCTCGAACTCCAACGGAAGCTGGCAGAAGCCGCCGCCGCCGGTCTCGCCTGAACCACATTGATCGAAAGGATCCACACATGGCCAATCCCGTCGAACCCGTCACCGGGCAGGGCGCCTTCGCGGTCAGTCCCGATGATGCCGCGGTCTTCGCCCGCCGCGCCGCCGCGCTTTATGTGGGCGGGGAGGGCGATGTCACGCTCAAGCCTGCGAACGGACCTGCCGTGACCTTCACGGGCGTGAAGGCCGGAGCGATCCTGCCGGTGAGCTGCACGCAGGTGCTGGCGACAGGGACGACCGCCACGGCCATCGTCGCCATCACCTATTGAGATCTGTTCACGGCCCGTCGTTAATCCGTCGCCATCTTCCATCCGAGGTGCCTGATGCTTGGTCTTGATCTCTCCCTGTCCGGCCTGGCCGCGCGGGCCGACGGCGGCCCCTGGTATGGCTCCGACGCCGGCGCCTTCGTGGCCGACTTCCGCTCGGGGAGGGTGTGGGATGGAGCGAATCTGCAGGAACTGACGCTGGCGGATGTGCTGACCAACACGCGGGCCGGCACGACCTGGGTTCCGACGAAGGCGGGTGTGGATGTCGCGATCCCGGCGAACGGGCTGCCGGTGTCCGACCTCGGGTTGCACCTCTATGCGGCCATGACCAATCTCTTCGCCAATCCCGATGCGCCGGTGAGCCAGACCGTGACGCTGACGACCGGCGTGCACCAGCTCTGGATGCGCGGTTCAGGATCGGTCACGCTCGGCAGCTATGGCACGGCGACCGCGGCCGCGCCGCTCCAGTTCACGGCGGTCAGCGGCAATCTCGCGCCACTCGCGACCATCGAGGGCGCGGTCAGCTTCGTCCAGATCGAAAAGAGCCCCACGCGAACACCTGGCGTTCATGGCACCGCGCGGGCGCTGGACAAGGTGCAACCCATCGGAGCGCTGCTGGCGGCGCTGCGGCAGAACGAGTGCACCGTCTACGTGGAGTATGATGCGCCGAGCCCGCGCCCCAACATGAATCGCCGCTTCTGGCGCGCGCAGAAGACGGGTGGCTCCGGCGCCACCAGCCACGTCTCGACCATGCTGGTGAACGCGCAAGGCTTTCTCAACGCCTCGCATACATCAGCGGGTGTCACCGGCTCGATCACCAGCACCGTGGCCGACACGCCCGGCGCCGTGGGCCGAGGCTATGCGGTGTTCAGGGCTGGCGACTTCTGGCTGGCGACGCAGCGCAAGGAGTATGTGCCCTACAACACCAACCCCTCCACCTGCACGCTGAGCGAGATCGACGACTGGGTGCTGGGCCGCCGCAACGACAACACCAATGAGCCCCTGAGCCTCGCCTGGCGCAAGCTCGTGATCTATCCGCGCGCGCTGGAAAGCTACGAGATGGTCGATCCGGATCCGACGCCGGTCGAGCCCGTGCCTTTCGTGACCTACGCGGCCATCGAGACCGAGGGCGGCAATGCCGCCGGCGTCTCGACCTATACCGGCGCGAACAAATCCCTGATTGGCACCAGCCTCATCGAAGGCGCGAATCCGAGGCGCATCGTGGTCGGTGACGGCGTTGATGTGGTGGAGGAGCCCTATTTCAGCAAGGACATCACGGCCGGCGGGCTGACCTTCCAGGGCAATACCACCTGGTGGTGGGCCGAGGGCGGCGGCATCATGCTGAACCTGGCGCACAGCGGCGATCCCACCGACTTCATCATCCGCAATGTCCAGTTCGGCCCCGGCCTCAGCGAGGCTGGCCGGCACTACGGCGACCGCGACTGCCTGTCGATCCATCGGGCAAAGCGCGTCATCGTCGTGAACTGCAACTTCGCCTATTCGCTGGACGAACTGGCGAGCATCTATCCCAGCGCGGTCGGGCAGGCGGAGGAAATCCTCTTCTACCGCTGCATCTTCGGACCGGCGCTGGCGGATCCGCGCGACAGCGAGGGCAACAAGTATAACCCGCAGGCGCCCCACAACTACGGGCTGCTCGTTCACAACGCGATGAACGTGGCCGTGCTTGAGTGCCTGTTCGCCTGCAACCAGGATCGCAATCCGCACGTGTCGACCATGTCCAAGGGCGTGCTGGCGCAGAACAACATCATCTACAACTGGAATGGGTCCGGCATGCAGGCGGTGGAGCCAAGTTCGACCCTGGCGCGGCGGGGGTCCACCATGGCCTTCCGCAACTGCCTGATGAAGCCGGGTCTCGACACCAGCTCCGGTGATCTTGCCAGGTCGCAGGAAGTGATCCGCATGGACAAGGGCAGCGCCGTCCTCTTCGAGGGAAACCACATCACCGATGGGCTGAACTTCGGCAGTGACCGCCGGCTTGCCTGGAACGAGGTCGCGCTGCGGAACGGCGGGTCGAAGAACTCGCTGGTGCAGGCGATGCCCTTCGGCACGCCCCATGAGCCCATGCCGGTCGGGACCGCCGCCGAACGCGCGGTGCTGTGGCAGCACGTCATGGATCATGTGGGCGTGCGGGCAATGGATCAGGATGGCGTCATAACGCCGGGCTACGCCGCCGCCTCGGCGTTCACCAGAGCCGTGATCGACGGTGTGAATGGCGGGACACTGCGGGTGCTTGATTACCCGGACGAGTTCGTGCCGATCCCCGTCTGACATCAGCAGAATTCGGGCGGGCGTTCGCGTGGTGCGGATGCCGCCGCGACTGACCAGCCCGCCCTCGTGGCGGGCTTTTTCATGGAAAAAGACATGACCGAGGATGACCACCTGGCGACTGCGCCGGCCCCCTATGGCGCGCCGGCCGAGACCGAACCGTCCGAGATCCCGGATACCGCCGACGAGGCGTCATCCTGGGACGAGAGCGAGGCAGACGAGGAGGGGGGCGCGGATGAGCCCGAGGCCGACGAGGACGGAGAGCCGCGCCGGAAGAAGGCCTCCCGCTCCGAGCGCCTGCGCCGCCGCGCGCAGGCGCTTTCCGCCGAGAACGAGGATTTGCGCCGTCGCCTGAGTGCGGGCGGCCAGTCCGAGATCTTCGCCGGGCTCGAGATGGGCCCGCCGCCGCAGGAGCAGGATTTCGGCGACGACGTCTTCGCCTATGAGCGGGCGCGCGCGGTCTGGGAAGCGGAGCGCCGCATGGTGCTGCGCGAGGCCCGTCAGCGCTTTCGGGCAACCGAGAGCCGGCAGGCTGAGGTGATGCGCGAGACCGCCGCCGTCTACACCGAGCGGGAGAACGAGGTGCGCACGCGCATCCCGGACTACGACGAGGTGCTGACGACCAGCGGCGTCGGCGTCACCAATGCGGTGAAAGCCCTGATCCTGGAAAGCGACAAGGGCCCGCTGATCGCCTATCACCTCGCCCGCAGCCCAAGGCTCGCCCACGAGCTCAACGCGGTGAGCGAACGCGAGGCGGCTCGGCGCATCGGCCGGCTCGAAGCCCGCCTCACCCTTGACCCCAATGCCCAGACCCGGACCGCACCGCCCGTGACCCTGTTGCGCGGCGGCGCATCCCCTTCGCCCGACCCCTCGCGCATGACCATGGCGGAATATGCCGCCTGGCGCGGGCGTGGCGGCGGCTGAAGGCCCCTTTGACCTCTTTCAACGGACATCAGGCAACCCATGGCCAATACAACGCTGACCGCCGACATCATCGCCAAAGAGGCGCTGACCATCCTCGACAACAACCTCGTGATGGCGAAACAGGTGTTTCGCGGCTACGAGAACGAATTTTCCAAGAAGAGCAACGGCTATGAGGTGGGCGAGGTGCTCACCATCCGCAAACCCACCGACTTCACGGTGCGCGACGGCGCCGTCATGAGCCCGCAGGACGTGGTGGAGGGCAAGACCACCGTAACGGTCGACAAGCGCAAGGGCGTCGACTTCAAGTTCTCGTCCCAGGACCTGACGCTCAAGATCGGCGAGCTGTCCGAGCGCGTCATCAAGCCGGCCATGGTGCAGCTCGCCAACCAGGTCGACGCCGACCTCATGGCGCTCTACGCGGGTGTGCCGAACTGGGCGGGTTCGCCCGGGCAGGTGGTCAATTCCTACCATGACTTCGCCAAGGCGCCGGAACTTCTCGACGAATACGCCGTGCCGCAAGACCAGCGTTCGGCCGTGCTCTCGCCGCAGGACCACTGGGGCCTGCTCGGCTCCCAGACCGCGCTCTACATCCAGGACGCGGCCAAGGGCGCCTACCGCAAGGGCTCGCTCGGCGAGATCGGCGGGGTCGAGACCTTCATGGCGCAGAACGTTCCGACCCATGTCACCGGCAGCCGTGCCGGCACGACCCTGATCGACGGCTCGATCACCTCGTCCACGGTGAGCTATGCCAGCGTCAAGGACACCAACGTCCAGACCATCCATGTCGACGGCTTCACCGGGGCTACCGACACGATCAAGAAGGGCGACGTCTTCACCATCGCCGGCGTCCATGCGGTCAATCCCGTCACCAAGGCGCGGCTGCCCTTCCTCAAGCAGTTCGTGGTGACCGAGGACGCCACCATGGTGGCCAACGAGGGCGACATCGTGATCTCGCCGGCGCTGATCTGGAGCGGCGCCTTCAAGAACGTCGATGTCGTGGGGGTCACCGACCTCAACAATCAGGCCGTGACCTTCCTCGGCGCGGCCTCGACCAGCTACCGGCAGAACCTCGTCTTTCACCGCAACGCCTTCGCGCTGGTCTCCGTGCCGCTGGTCTCGCCTCCCGGCGCGGTCGACGTCTCGCGCCAGACCTACAAGGGCACCTCGGTGCGGGTGATCCCGGTCTATGACGGCGTCAACGACGAGAGCGCCTGGAGGCTCGACATCCTCTACGGCGTCAAGGCGCTGGACCCGCGGCTCGCCACGCGGCTCAGCGGCTCGGCGTGAGGTCGTCGCTGATGCTGCCGTCATGGCCGGGCTCGTCCCGGCTATCCGCGCCTTCCTCGCTGCCCAACAGTAAGGCGTGGATCACCGGGACAAGCCCGGTGATGACGAAGGAGGCGACGGCCGCACTCACAGCCAGCACGTCATGATGTCCATGGTGCTGTGCCTCGGCGCGTAGCCCTCGCGCGGGGCCTCCGACGCATCCTCCAGCACCTCGATGAGCCTGGCCTCGTCGAGGTGCATGGCCTTCCAGCCCTCGGCTTCGCCGCCACGGCTGCCGCCCTCGACCTGCCAGACCAGCATGACCGCCCGGCCCTCGGCCGTGGCGCCGACCGCATGGACTTCCACCACGCGGCGGAAGCCGTGGTAGCGCAGCGCGAGGCGGCGGCCCTTGGCCAGCGCTTCGCAGGCGATTGAAGCCTTCACGAGACGATCCTCCCGTTCCGCTCCGTCAACTCACCACCCGCCGCAAGGGATGCATCGCCCATGGCCAGAACCCGCAGCCAATTCATCGAGAGCGTGCTGAAGCGGCTGAACCGCCTCGCCGCCGGCCAGGAGGCCGCCGCTGAGGATGTCGAGGCCGTCGACGCGCTGATCGATCCGACCTTCGCGGAGCTCATGCGGCTGGATGTCGCCTATCTGCCGGATAGCGAGCATATCGACGAGGCGCTGTTCAACGCCCTCGTCGACGTTGTGGCGGCGACCGCCGCGCCGGATTTCTCCGTGACCGCGGCGGAACTGGCGGCCAATGGCGTGAGCCGCGCGGATGCCGAGGAACGGCTGCGGCTGCTGACCCGGCCCATGGCGGCGCTGAAGAACCAGCGCATCGAACCCTTCTGGATAAGGAGGCGCTGATGGCCGAGATCTCCTTTCCGGTATCGAGCGCACCCGGCGCCACGCCCCAGGAGGGCGGCGGCCGGCTGATCAATGCCTATGCCGAACGGCTGGGCGACATGGCGCGCGGGCAGGTGGCCCGCCGCCCCGCGCCGGGCCTCCGGCTCTTCGCCGAGACCGAGCACCCGAAGTGCCGGGGCATGCTGGAGGTCGGCGGCGCGCTCTATGTGATCACGACCGACCGCGCTCTTCGCATCACCCGGAACGCCGACGGCGAGCCCGTAGTGGCCGATCTCGGCGCGCTCGGCGGCACGGACTGGGTGACCATGGCGCGCAACAACAAGGCGCCGACGCCCGATGTCGTCGTCACATCGGAACTTGCCACCTTCCTCCTGAGCCCCGGCGGCGTGAGCCAGCTTGCCGAAGAGGATCTGCCGCAGCCAAACAGCGTCACCTTCATCTTCGGCTTCCTGATCTTCAGCGTCGCCGACGGGCGCATGTTCGCCTCCGCGCTCAACGACACCGCCATCGATGCGCTCAACTACGCCACCGCCGAAAGCCGACCGGACGGCCTGATGCGCGTCGTCACCGTGGGCCGCCAGCTCTATGCACTGGGACCAACCTCGATCGAGGTCTGGGGCGCACCGGTGCAGGCGGAAGGCTTTCCGCTGTCGCGTATCGAGACGATCCCGCGCGGGCTCATCGCACCCTTCGCGGTGGCGGGCGAGCAGGAGGGCTGGTCCAACGCGCTCATTTTCGTGGGCGACGACGGCATCGTCTATCGTCTCGACGGCTATGCGCCGACGCGCATCTCCACCCATGATCTGGAACGCCGCATCGAGGCGCTTGCCGACAAGGCGACGCTGGAGGCCTGCGTCTACATGCACGAGGGCCATGCGGTCTGGTCGCTGTCCTCCTCCGATTGGACCTGGGAATATGACCTGACCACCGGCTGGTGGCGCGAACGCGCCTCCTGGGAGCGCCGCCGCTGGCGCGCCTCCAAGACCGCGAAAGCCTTCGGCGCCTGGATTGCCGGCGACGCGGAGGAGGGCGCGCTTTATGAGGTGAGGGCGGACGAGCGACGCGAGTGGAACGACCCGCTCGCCATGGAGATCTGGAGCGCGCCGGGCTCGGCCTTCCCCGGCCGCATCAACGTGCCCGCGGCGCAGTTCGACTTCGTGGTCGGCGAAGGCCTTGCCTCCGGGCAGGCGCCGGACCAGACCGAGCCGAAGGTCGCCATCTCCTGGTCGGACGACGGCGGCCGCAGCTGGTCCAACCCGCTCACCCGCCCGCTCGGTGGCCAGGGCGAATACCACCGCACCGTCAGCGTTCACCGCACCGGCATGGCCGGCCCCAAGGGCCGCATCTGGCGGCTGACGCTCAGCGACGCCGTGCCGGCCGCCCTGATGGGCGGCACCATGGACGTGAGCCCGAGGAAAGCATGATGGCAGACCTTCCCGACATCAGCGCGGCCTCGCCCTGGATGGACGCCCAAGGCAGGCCGACCACCACCTTCAACACCCTGTTCAAACAGATGCAGGCCGAGCTGAGAGCGATCAGGGCGGCGTTGGCCGTGCTCGACGCCCGCATCACCGAACTCGAGCCCTGAAAAGGAGCACCACATGGCATCGATCTTCTCCGGCAGGGCCGGACGGCTTGCCGCCAACTACATGGCGGGCAAGCTCGAGGAGGGCAAACAGGAGGCCTATGGCGCCCTCGACAAAGCCCAGACCGGCGCGAACGACCTCTATGGCCGGGCGCAGGGCCGCTACACGCCGCTCTCCGACATCGCCGGGCGCGGCATGGGCCTTTATGCCGACGCCATGGGCCTCAACGGTGCGGACGGCAATGCCCGCGCCAGCGGCGCCTTCCAGGCCGGGCCGGGCTACCAGTTCGCGCTGGACCAAGGTAGCCAGGCTGCCCTGCGCGGCGCGGCGGCGGGCGGGCAGCTCGCCAGCGGCAACACGCTGATGGCGCTCAATCGCTACGGCCAGGGCCTCGCCAACCAGGAATACGGCAGCTGGCTGAACAACCTCGGCGGCTACAACGCCATGGGACAGAACGTGGCGGGCGCACAGGCCGGGCTCGACACCGGTCTTGCTGAGTTCGGGCTGAACGTCGCGAACAACAAGGCCCAGATCGGCACCAATGCGGCGCAGGGCATCGCCAGCGCCGGCGCCGGCGGCCTCATGGCCGGCCAGCAGGCGGCGGCCAACCGCATGAACTTCGGCCTCAACGTGCTGACCGGACTCGGCAATCTCGCAAAAGGATTCATGTGATGGCAGGACCCTACGACTTCGGCCCCCCGGCCGTGGACTTCACCCCGCTGAGCCAGCTCGGCGCCACCCTCGGCGAGGGCGTGCGCCAGCGGCGGATGGATGCGCGCGCGGCGCAGCAGCAGGGGCAGGGCGCGCCGATGCGGGGCTGGCAGGGGCGGCCGGTGGGCGAGCCGATGAACCTGACGGGCGGCGGGCCGACGGGGCAGAGGCCGGCGCAGCAGCAGGGCTGGCGGCCCGGGCCGCGTGACCAGCGACTGCTGATGCAAGCACATCAGGCGGCGTCGAGGGGGATGCCGATGCCGCAAGTGCTGGAGTGGCTGCGCAGTAATGGTTTGAGCCAAGACGTGGGTTGACGGGTACGCTGGAGTAA